AATGATACTGGACCACATAACATCATGTTGTCCGTTGCAGGAACTGTAATTGTTTCTGAAACTGTTGCTAGGTTTTTATATCCACCATTGATTGCAGAAATCATTCCTGCTTGAATACTGTTTTCTCCAGGGTTAATGCTACCTGTAGATTTACCTTGGAACACTACATAGATGTTTGCTGTGCCTGATGGTGGAGCTTCTGTAAATGCTAGAGTGGTACCACCTGATATTGAGTAAGCTGAAAATGGATCTTGTCTAACGTTTCCAACATAGACTTCTGCTTCTGCAGTATTTGAAACACTTTGACTTAATGTAAAATTTGTTGTTGAACCATTACCATTGAACTGTTGAGAGTTCATGGTATTTAAATTTTGTTTTGGAGCGTTTCCTAAATAAGCCATGATTCCTCCTACGTACTTATATCATCTACAGCGCCAACGACAGTATCTAAAGAAGAAGCTGTATCTGATTTAACATACAACTGATCTCCTGAAGCAAGTACTATCTTCGAGCCTCCATCAATAAGTTCCAATGATCCGCCACTTACAATCGGCGCATTTTTGATTAAATAATAATTAGCTGATGATCTTCTTATGTAAGCTTCAACATTAATTGTTGAAGTAGTGATGTTTGCCATTCTAACACTAATTAAAGTGTCAAAACTATTTGCAGCACCACCTAAAGCATCAACTGCTGAAGTTCCTGTTTCTCTTGTTAGATAATTTCTAAAGTTTTGTGCCATAATTTATTCCTTATACTACAAGGCGATCGACATTGCAATCACGAACCCATTACTTGGTACACCCACAATTGTATCTGATGCATCTTTAAATACCGCTTTACTAGCAGGTAAAGTACAAAATACATCTTTTGTGCCTGCTGAAAAGTTAACAGCGCTATCTGAGTTAGATGAAGAAATAATAGTTGTTCTAGCTAATGTTCCAGCCGCAACGGTCCCAAGACCAACTTCAAACTCTGCTCCACCTTGTAAAGATATTGCATAGTAAGTCGTATTACTATTTCCAATAGCAGAAGAAAAAGTTTCAAAACCAGTTACCGCTCCAGCCAAAGTGAATGTGCCGGTACCAGTAGTCGTACTTGTTTCTTTTACTCTGTCGTTTACTACTAACGCCATTTGTATTCCTTATAAATATTACGCGTCGCCAAGTCTAATGATTGCACTAGATGAATTAGCAGTTGGAAACTGAACAACAAAATCACCGTTAGTTGCAGTTTTTGATCCGCCGAAATCTAGAACTAATACTGCTTCATTAGAAGTCCCTTTATAAATCAGAGCACCTACTGCTGTTAAAGTTACAGATGAAAAAGTTAAATCTGCAAAGTCAACGTATGCAATATTACTTGCTACTGCTACACCATTATTTGTTAAAGTATTTCCACCAGCAGTATAACTTGTACCAGATGAAGAAACTTCATTACTAGTTGTATAAGCTGTTGTTGAAGTACTGAAACCAGATATATTAGTGTATAGTGCTAATTTGAAAGTTGATCCACCAGATGAATCAAAATCAAACACACCACCAAGTAGGTCTGTTTTAAAAGAGTCAGGTACTATATTAGCCATATTTTTTCTCCTTAATTATTATGGTGATGGCGACTTAATCTGAGAACGAATAGCGCCATCTTGCCATTCATCTCTACGTCTTCTACCTTCTTGTTCAATAGAGTACGATTTTGCAGCCCTTTTATATGACTGTTCATAGTATTGTAACAGATCCGCTGGACCTTTCAAGTATCCATATGCTTCTACCAGACAAGCATACAAAAGTAAATCCTGATATTTGTTAGATGTGTAAGTTCCTGAAGCGCTTACTGATGAGTCTGTAAGACTTGTTGGCTGTTTAATATAAGCCAAAGTAATTTCAAAAGTAGCGTTTGGTGTAGGTGCTACCACCCAAAAATTAGCGTCCCAGTTAGCATAATACTTAGGTAGGCCACTGGCTGTGCTAGGTGTGTTGTAATATTCTGTCATAAAACTAGTGTCTCTTTTTTCTAAAAACACCTGATTATTAGATCCATCTTTTAATTGAACATATCTAATCGCTCTTAAGTCCGATGGAATGGTGACATATCTGTTTCCAGACTGTAGGTTTGATGTAGCATAAAATCTATTATCATCAGAGTCTACTTCTCTATAGATTCTGTTCTCAGCATTTTTAATTATTGTGTTTAGAACACCTGTCGACAATACAGCGCTATCTACTTCTGTATAGTTTCTAATATCGTCCTGTAAGTTTGTAAGTGTATATGCCATTATGGTGATAGTGTAACCGGACCAGCCGATATACTTCCTCCTCCTATTTTTGCAGTTGCAGTTGCTGTGCCTGAAGCTGTAAATGTATAGTTATTAGCATTTGTAACTGTAATTGTAAATCCCGAAGCGTTATTAATATCTGTAGAAGTTATACCCGCACCAGGTTCACCGTCTCTAAATCTAACAGTATCACCTGTAGTTCTTCCATGATTATCTTCAAACACTGTAATAGTTGTAGATCCACTTACAGCAGACAATGGGTTTAAAGTTAATACTCTTGCAACAGCAGGCTCAACTCTTGCAGGTCTTGCATTTAATAAACCTTGTGGATCCGCTGAATGTGGTTTTGGTTCTAGCTGAGGATGTTTTGGTTCAAACTCTGATACATGAACTCTTGCTCCATTCCATTCTATTACCATTTCAGAATATGGAAAAGCTAATCCTGATCTATCTGATATAAATTGTGCATATTTACCTGAAGAAAGACTCGACATTAAGACTCCGGATAATAAACTTTAGGACTAATAAAAGTACTTGATGATGAGCCGTCCTCTTGTAGTGCTCTTTGTAATTCATCTTCATACAACATCTTTAACATTTGAACTCTGTCAGGTGCATTTTTAATTGCAAGATAGTAAGCTAAACCGGCAGTCATACATGGTACAAATCTATATGGTACATCTGCATCATTAGTATAGTCTCCGGCATCTTGAATTCTTTTTACATAGTAATAATTTAAAAATTTACCTGCCTCATTAGACCCAGGTGTTAAATATAAAGTAACTGTAATTTTATCTATAAATCTTTGAACAAAATATTGTGATGGTGTTCCAGTAGATGTTTTATTTGAAAACGCTTGATACTGTGATCTACTTACCTTTGTAAGAGGTGTATCTACATTTGAGTTTCTGTATGATGCTTCTAATATATCATCAACACCATAAACAGCTGTAGCACTTGAAGTGCCATCACTTGTTGATCTAAACATTGTATATGTTGCTTGATCTGCAACTAATGTAATATTATTGTTTGCAACTTCCCAATAATGTAACCCTCTATTGGCCCATTCTTGAAATAAAATATTAAGGGATCTTCTTGCAGATTTTAATTGATAGCCAGAAACACCTTGTATACCCAATCTTTCATAGGACTCTTCAACAATATCTGAAATAGAAAAACCTTTTTCAAAGGTAGTTGTACCCGAAGTAGTGTTGGCCATTTACTCTCCTATTTATCTATAATAACAGTTGCAGTTGCATTTGATATAGCAGAAACTGTCATTCCGCCTTCAAATAAGATTCCGTCTTCTGCTAGATTATAAGAAAATACATCACCTGCTGGTACATCTACTTGAAACTGTGTTACTGAGTTTCCATCTTGTAATGTAACTGAACCTGCAGAACCTGTTGATGCTAAAATAATTCCTCTTAATCTTGTTCTTCCTGCAAAGACTGATGTAGCGTCTGTTTTTCTAACTGCTTTTACGTCTGATTTCATTATCCTGTGTATCCTATTGTTACAGAGTCTGTAGTAGTTAAGTCTAAATAGACTCCATTTTTAAATCTTATACCAGAACCAGGTATCATTATATCTAATCCTTCATCACTAAATTTAGCTTGAAACTCTAAAGAACCTGTTCCGTCTGTTCCATCATGTAGTTTTACTAAACAATTAGTTCCACCATGAGCTTGAATATAAGTAACTCTACATGGTCCTAAATTTACACTTCCACCAGTGATAGTTTTAAATCTACCATCTGCTGTTAATGTTGTAAACTTTTGATCACTTATAAAAGATCCGCCGCCTGCCATAATTATTCTCCGTTAAATTGATGTGGGGCCGAAGCCCCACACTAATTATTTATTATGATTCTTTAGCAAAAGTTCCTCTAACTTCAGTAACTTGCCATGCAGTAGTTCCATCTAATGATGCAATTACAACATAGTCACCTTGTCTTGAAGTAGCTTTTGTATTGATTAAGTCTTTGTCATCTGTTGAAGAACCAGCGTATGTGATTCCATCAGAAGCGTTTGGACTGATCGTCATTGTGTTTTGTCCATCAGGCGCATTGTTTGCGAACTTGAATGAGTATCCAACTGCAATTGCAGGTAAAGTGAATACCACACCATCTGTTTCAGAAACAAAAGTTTTTCCTGAATCAGCGTTAGTCACAGTGTAACTTGAAGCTTTAGTTTCAATGTTAACACCTTCTTTACCTTGAAGTACTGGACCTGAAAATGTAGTTTTTGCCATAATTATATCCTCCTAGTTTACAGATCATAGTCTCTAGGCCGTCGACTATACGCGTCTATGATCTTTTAATAATTGTATAGTAAGTTTTTTATATACTAGATTTGAGTAGAGTGCAAGAGAGCCTACGGTATTTATGCATTTCAGCGATGTAGCTTTTGACTAAGTAGCTACAGAAACTTGTGGAGTAACACCTTCTACAGTGTTTTGTTTGTGAGCAATAGCTGCTTCTTCCAGCTTAATATCAGTGATGATCTGCTTAACTTTGTCATCAATTCTGACCATTTCAAGAGTATATCTACCGTTAGATAGATGCTCCTGTTCCCACTTCAACTCCAAGGACCTTTTTGCTTTGTATAGGTCTTGTATCATTACTAACTTCCTCATAAGTTATTCGATAAGGTCTGTCCGAAAACATTCCCGATGATTCCCAACTTATACTCTTTTCTCCCAGTTTGTCAACTATTGATTGTTCTAGTGAAACAGGATCATCATTAGAATCTACTTCAAATCTAGCGTGATGATCGTATGCGTATATGTTTACAAGGAATTTTTTCATGGTTTTGTCTTTCTATATAGTGATTGTGGCGGAACTATGTCCCGCCACAAAATTATTGATTAAGCACCTGGTGATGCAAAAATACCTCTAGGGTCTGATACGCCAAATACGTATCTTTCTCTAGCTTTGTATCTTACGTTTCCAGTATCGAAATCGCCTTCCATTTTAGTAGTCAATGGAGCTCTTTCCATATGCTTCATTCCGTTAGGCACGTCTGTAGTGATATAGAACGCATCTGTGTCAGTTAAGTAGTGGTTAACTGTGTATCCACCAGGAACCATTCCCATAGATACAAGTGCGTTAATATCATTATCAGCAGTTCCAACTCTTTGTGAAGACTTCATAAGTCTTTCAGCAGTGAATTGTAGTGCAGATGGAATGATCATCTTCACAGCTTTCGCAGCGATCTTTAAACCTCTTTCATCAGTAAGAGCAGCGATATCAATCATTGCTTGTTCTAATGAAGTTTCGTTTAAGTCCGCAGCTGTTGCCAATGTATTACTGAAAGTTCCAGAAATAGTTGGGTGAGCTGTGTTGAAAAGAGTTACACCATCGCCTGAAGTGAAACTCAATCCAGGTAAACCATTGTTCAATGGTGAAGCTGCTTTAACTTGTTTAGTTTGAGCCATAGATCTTGCTAAAGCTTTTGTATATCTAGACGCAAGTCTGTCATACAAATTGTCCTCAATAGCTTCCTCAGTGATAGCAAACCCAAGAGCAATTGTCTCGTGAGTGTATCTAGCTGTGAAAGTTTCTTGAGCACTGTCGTAAGTTATCCCAGAACCTTCTGGTTTAACTTGTGCTTGAGCGAAACCTGACAACATAACTTCTTCTTCAAAAGCTCTGTCAGATGACTCAGTGTTGTATATTTCAGCATGTTCTTGTTCATACTGTTTATACTCCAGGCCGAATAAGGCATTCAAACCTGGCTCTAGTTCTTTAACTAGTTGATTACGTGATATAGCCATAATTTAATTACTCCTTATATACCTGCCACGTTGTTTCCAAGAATGTGCTCATTGATAATAATTCTAAGAGCAAAGCCCTCAGCAGTAGTATCTGAATGATCAGGATCTCTAGAAACACCTAGGATTTTAAGTTGAGCTTTAGTAGCCGCCGTTGTAGCCGAAATTTTTGATTTCGAAATGAACAACGGAGAGGTTCCTGCAGCCGCGACTTGGTCAGCACATCCACCAACTTCGTTTTGGTTGAATGCAGTGTCCGCAGACATGATTTCATAAACCTGTCTTGGGTCGTCGTTTACGAAAGCAACGATATCAGTAGCAGTATTACTTGCTGGTGAATAGTTGCTGAACGTTGGTTTACTAGTTGTAGCGTCAGTGTAGAAAACGCCATTCAGTGTACCCAGATTATTTTCATCTGTGTTTCCTGAAGCGAGTACAACTCCATTTGCAGTTAATTGCACCATTGCTGCGTGCGAAATTAAAGCAGAGGAAGCTGCAACGCTGTACTCTGTAAGAGCACCTACGTTATCTGTCTGACCAACTTTTTTAATGGGTCTAAAACCGAACCCAGTTGTTGACGCGTTAGCCATACGTTTTCTCCTTAAATGTACCTGCCCCTAAGGGCCTCCAGTACGGTTAATTCGCTGGTTTCGGAATTGTTAAAAAATTAACTTTTCTTTGAACCACCGAAGGTTACACGAGTATTTCTATCAACATTGATAGGCATACTCTTATGCTGTTCCTTTGCAAGATCGGCATCTATTGCAGCTTGTTGTTCTTGAGCTTGTCTTTGATAATACTCAGATCTTTGCTGCGCGATCTCCTCTGGTACCCTTGTCAGCACAAGGCCGCCGTGTCCGATAACCCCTGCGTATTTGCCGTCCTGTACTACGGGAAAATCTTCTTCGGGATATTCATCTGCTCTAACTAATTCGTAACCTGATCTTAATCGACCTTGTACATTTTTAGTATCCACAAATCCCTGAATCTCTACCCTGACCCATCTGTGTCTGTAGCCATTCGGCGCGTTGGGCGTATCTAAATACGATGGTGGAGTCCAAACTTTCGGTCTCTCATTAGGAGTTACCGATTTTGCTTGTGATTGTACTTTTGTAGAATCACTTTTACTTGTCTGGCTCGCACGAGTTGGTTGTTTCTTGTCTTCCATATGCCTATACCTCCTTCGTGTTCATAAGTTGTTTCGCATATTCTTCTAGTGGCACACCTAATTTTTTAGCAATTGCTACTTGAGATGATGTGAGTCTCACTGATTTACGACCAGTCTTTGAACTACGCGTTGCAGAGGCAACGGTTTGTGTAGGTTTACTAATCGGTTTGTCCTTAGGTGTATCAAATTTATGCGGAAATTCAAGTCTAATTCTTCTATCTATTTCCGTATAATATTCTTCTGACCTAGGGTCAATTCCTTCTTCTTCGGTAAGTTTTCTATGCAAATCAAACGCTGTATACGTCATTGCACTATCTTTACCGAACCACTCGTTATTATTGGCCCAATCTTCTGCCCTTGGATCAGGAGGAGTTTGAGCTTGTTGTCGTGGTTGTTGATATAATGGTTGTTCAACAGGTACTTCTTTAGCTGCAGTTTCCTGCATTTGGTGTTGAGTTTTTAACTCAGCTAATTTACCCTGTTCATAACCAAGTTGAGAAATAGCGGCTAAAGCTTCTGTTTCAGCTTTAGGATCTTCTGCCTGTCTAGCAGCTCTTAATTTTTCTTGAGCCGCTGCGATAGAAGAAGTAATTCTTCCTTCCATTTCTGCAACATAATTTTTATCTAAAGAATCTGCCGTAGTCTTAAATTGGTCTCTTTCCTTTTTAACACTTTCAGCAAAACGTAAAGCTTCTTCTTTTTGTCTTTCCGCTTCACGCATTCTTTTGGTTAACTTAGCTATTCGCTTTTTAACTCCTTCAGAATACTCTTCAATTTGCTTACTGTTATCTTCTTGCTGATCACTCCCTTGAACATTAGACTGCTCATCAGATTTCTCAGGTGCGTTATCGGCGCTACCACCGTCTTTAAGATCTTGCGTCTCATTTGTTGTGTCCTCCGTTGGTTGTTCTACAACCCCTTCTGTTTTTTCTTCTGGTAATTCTATCTCTGCACCCGGACCAGATGTATCGATATCAACTACCTTGTTTTCATTTTCTTGCATAGTATCTCCTATGATTGTTAAAATTCGTGGAATATATCTTCAGGGTTTTCCACGGTCGCTAAAACTTCATCATCATTGAGAAGCCTTATCTCACCCCCATCTATTTTAATTCGTGATCCTGCATATCTTGCAAAGATAATCCAATCACCTTTCTTACACCAAGGACCTTCTGGGTATCTTTCTTTATCATAGCAGTGTGGGCCCATTCTTAAAACTAATCCACAAGTTGATGCTACTTGTGAACGATCTACTGTTTCATCCGCTAATATAATACCACCTTTAGTTTTTTCTTTTTGTTTAAAAGGTAAAACTAAAATCCTCCAACCTGTCGGTTCTGGAAGTTTTGATGATTCGTCTATTTGTTTCTTTTCTTTTTTTTCAACACCAACTAGTTCTTTATTTGGTAGAACTATCTTTTGACTTGATGCTGATAATTGTTCCTTGTTCGTCATTTTGCTCCTTTGTTTTTAGCAGGGTGGATATTTCCTGTAATAAATACTGATAAGTTCGTATTTGTCCTAACATATACTGGTATTTTTCCATGCTGTCAACATTACCGTTAGTCATTGCAATCACTACATCATCATGTCTCAATTTAATTACTTTTCTTATTTTGTCTATAAAGTCCATTATAACGTCTCTCCTCTCTCCGGTTCAAGTTCATCTAACACATCTAGCTTTTCTTTTGCCGCAGCTATCTTTTCAATTTGTTTATTAACTTCTTCTATGTGTTGTGGATGTTCTCCAATACCCACTGAGTTATCTAAAAATATATTTGCAGTAGCGTCTGCTTCTGCAATATCAGCTTCGTATCTTGTTCTTAGTGCGTTTAATATTGCTCTTCGCATTTTTTCTCCTTTCGAAAAGGCTTTCTATGGTATCAAAAATCTTATCTACACCTGCAAAGAAATTATAAATAAGTCTGTCTAACATTTCCACCTTCTTCGTGCCTGACGGATACGAGAATTTGGATCGTTACGTGTTTTTGCTGATGATCGTTTGAGTTGTCCTAGTGATCTCGCGCAGTATGATTTTCTGCGTTTTGCAGCTTTTGATCCAGGCTTCACTTTTCCTGTCACGGCTGTTTTTAATTTACTTCCAGGGTTTGCTGCCCTGTAAGCTCTTACACCTTTTGCTGTCATTCCAGCTCCAGATTTTGTTGGTCTATAATTGGCTCCTGGGCCTTTTGTAGTTTTTCTAATAGACATTAAATTTTTTGCATATTAGGATTAGTCGACAATATATTTTTTTCTGCTCTAGGTCTAGCTACAGAATCTTTACTTCTTTTTCTAAGTTGAGCGATAGCAGATTCTTTCATCTGTTTCTGTCTTCTCAGTTCTTTTAAATCTTTTTCTAAGTTCATTTTTTACTTCCTCCAATGTATCCACCTATAACTCCAATCAATCCTGTAACTGACATTTTCATAAGTACTATTATACTATCATCTATAGGTCTATCTTCT